TAAATGTAGTAGGCAACCTTTCCACCTATGGTCAGTATGCTGATGACTCAACATACGAGGTTATTCCAACTTGGCACAACCGTTTGCAAGCTATGGCATACGAAGACCACACAAATGTTCGTTTCTCACACTATTCTTACGAGTTACACAACAACTTTTTAAAGGTATATCCACCCCCAGGAGACTCTGTAGCGTCCGACGACTACATTTGGTTTACATTCACCGTTGATGAAGATGCAAACACCGTAGACGCCACCAGAGACCGTGGAGTAAAGGGTGTAAACAACATGAACACCCTGCCATTTGCCAATATTCCTTACGACAATATCAACTCGGTGGGTAAGCAATGGATTCGCCGCTATGCCCTTGCACTTTGTAAGGAAATTTTAGGTCAAGTGCGCTCCAAATTCGGCACTATTCCAATTCCAAACGATTCTGTGACTCTAAATGGCTCAGACCTTATTAGTCAGTCCCGAGAAGAACAACAAAATCTAAAAACAGAACTAAAAGAGCTTCTAGACCAACTAACTTACTCAGCCCTAGCTGAAAGTGACGCAAATATTGTCGAAAACTCGCAAAAACTTTTTGTAAACGTTCCAAATGCAATCTATGTGGGGTAAATAAATGGCAAAATTCACAAGACCAGACGCTCCACCTCCACCACTCTTTGTTGGCAAGAAAGAAAGAGACTTGGTTCGCCAAGTTAATACCGAACTTATCGAAAATGTGGTTGGTCAAGCCATAGCTTACTACGCTATTAGCTTAGAGCACACAAACTTTCACCCTGTTTATGGCGAGGCAATACAAAAAACTTTCTTACCACCAGTAAGAGTTTATGCAAGAGTAGAAGCTCAACCTTCTGATGTAACAAACGACAGCAAGGGCTATGACAAGAGACCCCGCATCTCAGTATACTTTCACCGTAAGAGACTCACAGAAGACCAAGACCTTTTTGTTAGAGTAGGAGACTTTGTTTATTATGATGGTGACTATTACGAGATAGTGAAAACATCTGGTTCCAAAAGATTGTTTGGTCAAGAAGGACAAAAATACGAAACCACAGCAGAGTGTATAAAAGCAAGGGAAGGTTTATTCGATGGCAACTGAAACAACAGCATACACCCCTTCTACCTTAGAAACAATCGACGCAGCATTTTACCGCTGGGTAGATGAACAGCTTGACTTGCACATTAGAGCCAACAAGGAAACAAGAAAGGTTCCTGTTATCTGGGCTGGTTCAGAGAGAGCATATCAAATAAAAAAGTCGAAAGAAGCCAGAGATGGAAGTGAAACTCTTATTCTTCCTATGATAACAATAGAAAGAACAGGAGTTCAAAAAGACCCATCCAGAATGGGACCGTTTGGAAATAATGTTTATAAAAATCCAGACCGCAGGGTAAACAACTTTGTTGTTGGCAGAAAGATACAAGCAGACAAAACAAAGAATTTTGCAAATGCAGAATCAGAAAGAGTTATGGGTGATAAAAACACCCGTCACAAATCAAAAAAGGTGGTGTATGAGTTTACCGCAATTCCAACACCAGTTTGGGTTCACGTCAGCTACACGATAAAACTCATCTCTGAATACCAAACACACATGAACGAACTTGTGACACCTTTTATGAGTCGTTTTGGTAATGCTTACTCTTTTTCCCTTGGGGATAAAGACAACTCTTATGAAGGGTTTATTTCTCAAGAGTTTGACCAAAACAACAACCTTAATAGTCTCGGAGAAGAAGAAAGAAAGTTTGAAACAGACGTTCAAATCCGAGTAGAAGGCTTTTTAATTGGTGAAGGCGAAAACCAACAACAACAAACTGTGGCAGTAAGAGAGAACGCGGTAAGGATACGTTTTAAGAAAGAAAGCACATTTTTTACGGAGTAGGTTGTTTGCACCTTCGTCACACTATTTATAAGGAAGTTTTCTTAGGAGAAACACAGCATGTCAGAAAGAAGATTCAAGTTTGTATCCCCAGGTGTTTTCATCAAGGAGATAGACCAATCACAACTTCCCGAAGCCCCAGTTCCAATTGGACCCGTGGTTATCGGTCGTTCAGAACGCGGTCCAGCAATGAGACCCGTAACCGTTACTTCGTTTTCAGAGTTCGTAGAGACCTTTGGTGTCCCTCACTCACAAGAGTCTGCTCGTGATGCTTGGCGTTACGGTGGCAAGGCTGGCACAACTTATGGTGCCTACGCTGCCAAAGCTTGGCTCCGAAACAACGGTTCCCTAACATTTATTAGACTTCTAGGAAAGCAAAGCCCAGATGCCAATAGCGAAGCAACCAAAGCTGGTTGGAACGCTGACGAAGCACTGGGTCTTTTCGTTATTTCCTCTGCATCAAACGGACTTCACACAGGCACCCTCGCCGCAATTATTTACAGAGAGTCGGGTCTGACAATTCAGCTTTCTGGTACAGCAGAGCACAATGCCACTGATGACGCTCTCAATGCTACAACCATTAGAGCCATAGCCGGTAATAGTGCAACAAGCGCTGAGTTTAAACTCTACTTCGACGGTGAAGTAGCTCGTGAATCAGATGGCGCAACAACCGCCAACTACACGTTCAACTTTAACCCAAACTCAAAGAAGTTTATTCGCAACGTTCTTAACACAGACCCCATCAGAACAAACTCTGATATTTACTCAAATACTTCTACTACCTACAAGAAATATTTCTTGGGAGAGACATTTGAGCACAGCCTTGACGACCTATCTGGCACAAACTACATGGCTGTTCTTGTCAAGTTGGCTTCAACTGGCTCTAGCGCAGAGGATGGAAGTAAGTTCCAATACCCCTCACAAAAAGCAGAAACAGGCTGGTTCATTGCACAAGACCTCAACGAGAATACTTCTTCATACGAGCCAGAGGATATGCAAAAGCTTTTCAGACTTCGTGCAAGAGACGCTGGTGAGTGGCTACAGAATAACCTAAAGGTTTCCATCGCAAACATGCGCTACGGTCGCATCTCTGGTTCCTACGGTTCATTCGATGTTGTTCTTCGCAAACTTGACGATACAGATAATACAGTATCAGTTGTCGAGCGTTTCAGCAACTGTAACCTCGACCCTTCATCACCAAACTACGTTGCAAGAAAGATTGGCGATAGAAGAGTTACTTACGATAGCGTAAGACTTGTGAATAAAGAAGTTGGTCAATACGACAACAAATCCAAGTTTGTGTATGTTGAGGTGAAGCCAGAAGTCGAAGCCGGTACAACAGCTACAGAGCTTCTACCCTTCGGCGTATTTGGTCCTGTTCGCAACGAAAATACAAACTTTGTTTCTTCGTCGAACTCATTCACAGATACTGCGGGAACAACCATTACACCATTCATCGCAGGTTCTGGTTCTGTAACAGGTGGTCCACTTGGCTTAGATACTGAACAAAAGATTTTCACGGCAGAGGGTGCTCAGATTCGCTTTAACTTCCCACAAGTTCCACTTCGTGCGGCTAACACAGATGGCGATGCCCTAGACCCAACCTCGGTATTCTACGGTGCCTACACTGGTAAGACTACGTCTAACGCTCAGTTCGCTGAGGATATTCTTGATATAGTTCGCGCCAAGCCTGCTGACCTACTTAGTAGTGCAACAGATGAAGACAACTCCGCAGCAAACGAAGTAGATGGTTTAACAGAGTTTTCCTGGGTATTCTCGCTTGACGACGTATCAGCTTCTTTCTCTGGCAATAGAGTAAAAGAGTCTGGTTACGCCGCAGGCAACCGTGCCGCTGGTTCCTCCATAACAGCAAATAGCTCATTTAGCTACAAGACTGTTATTGACCGTGGTATTGCTCAGTTCACAACTGTATTTAACGGTGGTAGCAATGGGTTTAACGTTAAAGAAAAAGAGCCCATGCTTCGTGAGGGTCTTCTAGACTCCAACACAAAGCCAGCTTACTACACAATCGAAAGAGCGATTGACCTTCTCACTAACCCAGAAGAGCTTTCATTCAACTTGGCTACAGTCCCAGGTCTAAAGACCGCTGGACTTACAAAGCGCCTCATAGAGCGCTGCGAAGACCGTGGTGACTCTCTAGCTATTATCGACATTGAGAAAGCTTTCGTTCCACCAGCAGAGCGCACAGCAACACAAACCGCTGCTCCAAACTCTGATGACACACTTGGCGATGTTGAGGAAGCAGTCAGCACATTCGTTGACCGTCAGCTTGACTCTTCATTCGGCTGCGCTTACTACCCATGGGTACAAGCCCTAGACGACGAGAGCAGCAAAGTTGTTTACCTCCCACCATCAGTAGTCGCACTTGGCGTAATGTCAAGAACTGATGCTGACCGTGGTCCTTGGTTTGCACCAGCCGGTTTCAACCGTGGTGGTCTAACAAGCGATGCAACTGGTATCCCAGTTCTAAACGCCACAGAAAAACTAACCTCTAAAGACCGTGATAAACTTTACGAGGTTGGCATCAACCCAATCGCTACATTCCCTAACGAGGGTGTTGTAGTATTCGGTCAGAAGACCCTACAAGCTGATAGAAGCGCACTCGACCGTATCAACGTTCGCAGAATGCTTATCTACGTCAAGCAAGGTCTATCACAGATTTCAAGTGACTTCTTGTGTGAGCCAAACGTTCAGAGCACTTGGAATGCATACACTTCTCGTGCTGTGCCATTCCTGACTGATGTACAACAACAGTTTGGTATTGACGAGTACAAACTGGTTCTTGATGAGACAACCACAACCCCTGATCTCATTGACCAAAATATTCTATACGCTAAACTATTTATTAAGCCAACAAGAGCTATTGAGTTTATCGCAGTAGATTTCTTTATCACAAACTCAGGGGCTTCTTTTGAAGACTAAGGGAGAATAATTAAAAATGGCACAAACATTTTGGGCAAGCAAGGATTCACAACCTAAAAGAAAACATCGATTTGCTGTAAGCTTCGGCAGCACAGGGTTACCAGAGTGGATAGCTTCTAGGGTCACAAGACCAAGCATGGAAGTTAGCACGGTAGAACATCAATACCTAAACCACACATTTAAGTTCCCTGGTCGAGCCAAGTGGCAAAACATTAGTGTTACTCTTCGTGACCCACTCCAGCCCGATGCTTCTGAGAATCTTTACCGAATCCTTGCCACTGCTGGTTACAGAGCACCAAATAAAGACCCAGGGGATAAGTCTCAAAAGCAGTCTTTTACAAAGGCTAAGTTTCAAGCAGCCATTGGAACTCTAAAAATCCAAACCCTAAATGCAGAGGGTTCTGTTGTAGAGACTTGGACACTTTTTAACCCAATCATCACAAACGTAAACTGGGGTGAGTTCGATTACTCATCAGAAGATTTACTAGACCTTACTTTGGACATTGCATACGATTACGCAACAATTGAAACAAATAAGGCATAACAAAATAAAGCATAACAATGCGAGGTATAAATGTCAAGAAATGCTGATAGAATTACGTTAGAACAAGTAACAGAAACAACTCCGATACCGGAACAGCCCTTAACATACTCACCACCAACAAGCTTAGTTGCCCTCCCATCAAAAGGAAAATTCTACCCTCAAGGTCATCCACTTCATAACGCCGAAACGGTTGAGATAAAGCAGATGACCACGAGGGAAGAAGAAATACTTATCAACCAAAATTTAGCTCAGAAAGGTCTAACAATCGATAGACTTATTAAGTCGGTATTGGTTAATAAAAGTATTAACGTAGGTTCTCTTTTGATTGGGGACAAAAACGCTATCTTGATTGCGATGAGAGTAGAGGGCTATGGCTCTGATTACGAGGTAACTCTACCTTGTCCTTCATGCAGCCACAGTAATGAAGTGGAAATTGATTTAAGCAAGCTTCAAAATAAAAGTGACACGGACGGCGTTGAGGTTACAGAAGATGGTTATTTCATAGCCACCTTACCAAAAACTAAAGCAAGGGTAGAGCTACGCCTACTAACCGGAGCAGACGAAAAAGAAATAGAGGCAGTAAACAAAAAGAATAAAAAATATGGTACTGATAGACCATTGGCAACTCAATACAGTAAAATGATTGTTTCTGTTAACGATAACCGTGAGCCAACATATATTTCTAGCTTTGCTGCAAACTTACCAGCGTCGGACTCAAGACTATTGAGAAAGATTTACAAAACAATCAATCCCGATGTTGACCTTAGCTTTAACTTCCAATGTGAGCAATGCGGTCACGAACAGGGTATGGAGGTGCCCATCGGTGCCAACTTTTTTTGGATTGACTGAGGACTACATAGAAGGTGTATACACACAGTTTTTCCAAATGAAGTATTACGGGCACTGGAGCTTCTATGAAGCATACAACTTACCCGTCCAACTAAGAAACTGGTTTTATCAGAAGTTAATAAAAACCAAAGAAGAAGAAGCAAACGCTGTAAGAGCAAGATGAAAACCAGGGTGTGAGCCTTGGTTTTTATTTTTATAACTACTTATTTTGTAGGGGAGACCTTTATTATGTACGACGTTAAAGAAGTAGTCATCGATTTTGATGAGATAAGAAACGGAAAAAAAGATTTAAACGAAGAACAACTAAATGAATTTATATTTTCCCACACCGCCCAAATGGGTGGAGCAATAAAAATTCTTTTAGGTATGATGGGCTTTGGAAATAACTTTGGCGTTCCAGTTAAAATAAAAGGAAACCAAAGTGAAGTACGTTCTTTTACCAGAGCCTTAAACAGCGAAAGAAGATATATGGATGCTGTTAAGAAGTATGGCTTGGATGACCCAAACACATACAAAAGCAAATATCGTTTAGATAAAGCTGTCCAGGGGTTTGAGAAAACTACTGGCTTAAAGTGGATGATAGGATAAAACCAGTAAATGGCTGATGAAGTAAAGGGCGTTGACCAGCAATCAGTAAAACAAGCAACACAAGTAATTGCTCAGAACCTGAAGCAACTAGAAGCCTATCGCGCTGAGTTAAGAAAGGCTGCCGAAGCCGAGCGAGAGGTAGATGTGGCACTCGGAAGAGTGACGAAATCACAAGCCGAACGCACTAAAGCGCTGGCTGAACTTGAAGATCAAATTGAAAAAGCCCGCCAAGCCCAAGAACCCTATCGCGCCAGCGTTGCGGCACTGACCGCAGAAGTTGATAAGTTAAATAAGGCACAGGCGCGCCGCCAAAAAGGCTCCAAAAATTACAAAAGAGGTGCGCGCCAGCTTACCGAAGCCCAGAATAAACTTGCCGCAGCCGACGCTAAACTTACCGAAGTTACAGAATCTGGTCGCAAAGCTTTACTAAAAAAGCAGAAAGCACTAGAAGCTTCAGATGAAGCCACAAAAGGTTTGGCTGAATCCATGGGAGACCTTGGAAGTAATGTTCTGGCTGCAACCCTTGGTATAGGCAAAGCTGGTCCCATAGTATCAAACTTTGCAAAAAGCGTGGGGGCAGGCAACTCATACCTTGAAACATTTAATAATGTTTTAGGAGAGATAAATTTTGCATCCGCTGGTGCAAGCGTTGCACTTGGCGCAGCGTCTTCGATTGCAAAAAAGTTTGCAGAAGCGTTTACCATGACTTTAGCCACCTCCGAAAAACTTTATGTTGATCTTGGCAGAGGCGCAGGAGTCACACGAGATCAGATTAACCAACTTTATGATACAGCGACTGATGCTGGTGCCGATGTAACTTTTAGCCGCTTAGGTGAAGCACTTGGGGCTATTAGAACTGCCGCTGGTGGTATGGCAAAAGCTATCGGTGCAAATGAAAACGAACTAGCACTATTCGCTACAAAAATGGAAGCAGCGGGTGTTTCTACTAGCACGACAGGACAAATATTTAAAAGCCTTGCCATGGTCACTGGTAAAGAAGCACCACAGGCTACTGAAAGATTTATTCAAAAAATAGGCGCGATGGCGAAAGCCCATGGTGTTGCGGCTGAAACAATGCTAGCACAAATGGGACCAGTTATAGAACAACTCGGAGACTTTGGTGATAACGCAGAACGCATCGCAGGTCAGTTGGCGACGATTTCTTTAAATGCAAAGGTCAGTGCAGAGTCTATTGTTAACTTTGCCAGAGGGTTTGAAAACTTTCCAGATGCAATCAACAAAGCAAATGAACTGAACATTATTTTCCAAAGAAGTGTGGTCAACGGTCAAGAGCTTTTTGATATGATGGCATCTGGTGCAGGTCCAGCAGAAGTGTTTAAATCTGTTATTGGCAGTATCGGAGAAGAAATAACAAGTGTTGATTTCTTAAACAATCCAATAAAAAT